ACTTACTATATTCAATGAACCTATAGCTGAATACTATTCTACATCTCAAGCATCAAAACAAACTGGTATTTCTCATAGAAATATTGCTACCTGCTGTAGGGGAGAGAGAATTTCTGCTGGAGGGTATAAATGGAAATATAAAGATGGTTAAGAAAGCAAATAACATCGTCAGAATACCCACTTCATTAAATGGTAAATTCTTTAGATATTGGTTTGAATTTTTAGAGCCTTTTCATAAGCTAACTGATAGAGAGATTGATGTAATTACATCCTTTGTCAAGCAAAGATATGAACTCAGTAAAGTTATCAAGGATAATGAGATACTTGATAAGGTTACAATGAGTGAAGATACAAAGAAGAAAGTAAGGGAAGAGTGTAATATCACTCTCCCACACTTTCAGGTAATTATGGGCAAGCTAAGGAAGAATAAAGTTATCATTGATGGTAAGATTAATCCAAGGTTTATTCCCAACATTGATGAAGAGACTGGCACTTTCCAACTATTGTTACTTTTTGAATTGAAATGAATTATCCTGATATAATTGGTAAGGTTTCTGAAGAGTTGAATTTACCTAAAGAAGTGGTAGATAAAACATATAAGGCATTTTGGTTATTTATTAACCAATCCATACAGTCCTTGCCATTAAAGGAGAATCTTAATGAAGAGGATTTTGCTAAGTTAAGAACAAATTTCAACATTCCATCACTGGGTAAACTGACTTGCACTTATGATAGGATGTTAGGTATGAAAAAGAGACTCAAGTTTATTAAACAGATAAGGGAGAAGAGATGAAGAAATTGTTTATTAGTCAGCCCATGAAGGGTAAGACAAATGAAGAAATAGAATCTGAAAGAGCCAAAGCTGTGGAAGAGGCTAAGGCAGTACTCAATGATGATGTGGAAGTGATTGATAGCTTCTTCAAAGATGCACCAGTAGATGCAAGACCTCTGTGGTTCTTGGGTAAATCAATTGAGCTATTATCTGTGGCAGATGCTGCATATTTTGCTAAAGACTGGGACAAATATAGAGGTTGTAAGATTGAGCACTCTTGTGCTGTAGAATATGGTATAAAAGTTATTGAGTATGTTGAAGGTTAAGAAAATAAAGCCAATGTTCACTGCACTTATCACTACAATGGATAAGTATGAACATGATGTAACTACAAGAGGTGGTCTAATTGATACTACTAAGCAGCAGGGTGGATTAAAAGAATATCAAACTGTACTTGCAGTAGGTAGTTCAGTAAGAGATATAAAGGTAGGTGATATAGTGTGTGTAAACCCTACAAGGTTTGCAGTAAGAAAACATCAAGCAGGCACTCTTAAAGATGGAATTGTAACTGACAATCCTGTTACTACTTACAATTTTGATGTTGTTGAGATGGATGGAAAGCAGTGTCTATTGCTACAGGATAGGGATATTAACTTCATTATTGAAGAATGGGAAGAAGTTCCAGATACTCAGCCACAAGTATATATGCCAGACAAAAAGCTTATTGTTTAAGACTTGTTCTTGCTGTAATAGAACTTTGCCTATAGATAATTTTTATACCAGAAGTTATAAAGATAGGAATGGCAACATCCATAAGTATCCTGATTCTAAGTGCAAAGACTGAAGAATCTCCACAAAGAGTGGAGAGATAAGAATAAAACAAAAGTCAAATCTTATAGAGATAAGTGGAGAAGAGAACATCCAAACTACTATAAAGAATGGGCTGAAAGAAATAAGTCTAAAATCAGACTCTCACAGATTAAGTATAATTATAATTTAACTGAAGAAGAGTATGAAGCTTTACCAAAAGCTTGTGAAGTGTGTGGAAATACAGAAAATCTATGTATAGACCATGACCATATTACAGGAAAGGTTAGAGGAGTATTATGCTCAAGATGTAATTCAGCTCTTGGCTTACTGGGAGATAGTAAAGAAGTCATACTAAAGTTGGCTTCATATATAGAAAAGCAGTAGTGAAAACTACTGCTTTTTTTTTGAAAAAAAAAGAAAAGTTATGATGAAATTACTTAAATATGAAGGTTATAAGGTTGTGATAGAACCAGAGCTTTTAACATTAAAGCCCTTCAAACAAATATGGACAAGAGATAAAACAGTGAATAAGGACAAAGCCTTAGCAGAAATTGCTTTCATCTATTTTATGACTGACCCAAGAAGTGACTATCAATACCTTGTAGATGACAAGGAGAGAATGGAAGCCATTAAAGAGGGAGAAGGATTACCTCCTAAATGGAAACCAGACAAGATAGTAACAGAAGCAATGGAATTTTATAAATCATTTAAGCCAATCTCTGCACTACTCCTTGAAGACACGAGGTTTATGGTTAATAAGTTTAGAGCAAAACTAAGAGAGCTGGACTTTGATAGTCTTGAGGTTAAGGAGTTTAAGGAGATTACAGCCATTGTGAAACAGATTACACCTCTCATTAGAGATTTGGATGAGGCTGAGAAAGCACTTAACTCTGAAATGAGGAGTTCAGGTAAGATGAGGGGACAGGGAGAAAAGACTATATTTGAAGATGACTTGGCACTATAACTATGAAAGCAGAAGATATTATAGAAGGGCTTAATAAACATATTGAGACAAGGAGAAGTGAGAGGGGAATTGAGAATGTAGGGCACATGGTATTACAGAAAGAAATCATGCCTCATTCCTCATTCAAGGTTTATAAGATTTACAAGTACACTCTTTGGTTCACTAAGAGAGGTAAATCTTATAGAGTAATAACAGTACAGCATACTGCTAAGGTTCCTGATGGTCAGGAAGAGAATATGTTAAGAGAGATGAATATCATGTTGAGTACACTAATATTCAATTGGATAGGCTCTGATTTTTATGAAGCAGTTATAAAGGGAGAATATAATGGAGTTTCAGAAAATACCAATGAATAAATATCAAACTGAGCTAACTGAGGAATTGGTTAATAGCCTTCCTCAGGAAGTTCAGGACCAGTTATTTGATATTATAAATAATGTAGAGTTTGTCAAGAGATTGATAAGTCCTACAAGAGAATATGCTAAGGATAGACCAAGGGATGATAAGGGTAGAATCATTGTAGACTTGGCTAATCCTCATATATTAGAGGATATGGATTACTTCAGACCATCTGCTATACATTATGAGAAGTATGGTACATTTACTAACCTTAGACCTAATGCCAATCCTAATAGTGAATATGGTAAGTGGGTAAGAGAGGAAAGAAGAAGAATCTGGGATGGTTATGTAAGGGAAAGTGATGGAGAATGGGTTACAGGATATATGTATTGGTTCCTTAATTATTCTCCTATGATGCTCTCTAAGATTAGAGAGTATAAGGATAAGAATGGTAAGAAGAAAAAGTCCAAGAGGGCTGATAGAGTAGAGGCATTACCTGAATGTTGGGAAGGTATCTATTGGAGATTCCATTGCTTAGACCAAGCATCAAATGGTGGTTTATACAATAACTTTGAGGGAGGTCAGCACATGGCTGAACTTGCTTCCAGAGGTAAAGGTAAGTCATATAGTCTTGCATCTATACTTAACCATATCTTTGTGGTAGGTGAGAATGAGGAAGCACATGAAAAGGTAAAGGGTATAGTAACTGCCTATCAGAAGGAGTATCTTACTAAGGATGGTGTCCTTAATAAGTTTGTAGATATGGCTAACTTCTGTGCAACCAATACCCAGTTTCCAAGAAAGAGATTAAAGAACTCTTTACAGGAAATGACATGGATAATGGGGTATAAGGATGTAGAGTTGGATATTGAAAGAGGTACTCAGAATACAGTACTTGGAGTATCATCTAAGGATGATGAGTCTAAGTTGAGAGGTAAGAGAGCTGCTAAGATTCTTATTGAAGAGTTTGGTACATTCCCAAGATTAGTTGATTTGTATAATGTGCTTTTACCTTCAGTACAGGAAGGTGATATTGTCTTTGGACAAATCTATATGTTAGGTACTGCTGGTGATAATGAATCAGACTTTGCTGGTGCTCAGGAAATCATGTATAACCCTAAAGGTTATAATATGTATGCTTTACCTAATGTATTTGATAAGTACAACCAAGGTAAACCTTACTTTGTATTCTTCTTTCCTGGCTATGTGAATAGAAAGGGATGTTATAATGAGAATGGTGTATCTGATGTAATTAAGGCTCTGATTGAAATTCTTATGAATAGGTATAGGGTAAAGTATAATTCTACTGACCCTAACACTATTATTAAGACTATTGCTGAGGTTCCTATTACTCCTGCTGAAGCTATTGTTAAGACAGGTGTAAATATGTTTCCTGTAGCTGACTTGACTGAAAGAATAGGTCAATTGGATGCTAATCCTACAGAATATGATGATGTATATGTAGGTGATTTGGTATTCAATAAAGATGGTCAGGTGGAGTATAAACCTACCTCTGCTACACCTATTAGGGATTTCCCACATAAGGATAATAAGATAGAGGGTGCTATTGAAATATATCAGTTACCTGAGATTGATAGGAATACAGGTAAGCCATACAATGATAGGTATATATTAGGTGCTGACCCTTATGATGATGATGAATCAAATACTATGTCTTTAGGTTCTATATTTGTACTGGATTTATGGACAGATAGGATAGTAGCTGAATACACTGGAAGACCTCCTTTTGCTGATGATTACTATGAGATTTGTAGAAAGCTTTGTCTATTCTACAATGGCAGGCTGAACTATGAGTACAATAAAAAAGGTCTATTCTCTCACTTCTCGACAAGAAATAGTCTCTATCTTCTTACAGATGTTCTTGATT